TGATCTTGCCGCACATTAACGTGAATTATAACACTACAAATCGTAACATTGACAACATTTTGTATCTTATCTTTTGGACCAAAGGGTAATATTTCGATAGTTGTGGCTCCTAGACGTGGATTAAATGCGATCCAATTGAAGCCATCCCAACGGACCGCCCACACATGACGAAAGCCTGGTTGTAAGAGATTTGAGAGTAACCAGGGCATATCACCATGCTCGAAGATCACATACCAATCGGTGTATTCGTAATACCAATCATCCAGAAATGAGACTTCTTTCAACCAACTCAAAAAACGCTCCAGTCCTGTTTCAATATCGCAGGACCAGTAACTCCTTCATGCTTCTTGTCGATCCAGGCAACCGCGAAATATCGGAAAGCATCAGCACCATGAGAGCTCCAATCGTGCAGCGGGCGATCCTTGTAAACTCTTTTATCTTCATCGTACTCGCAGCGGTAATAACTCAGAGCTCTTAAACCATCAGCACAACGATCTTCATCGAAATAACATCTGGGTAGGATCCTGCGGGCAGCTTCAATACCATCCATGATCGGAAGGTTAGGGACCACACGAAAGACAATCCCCATCTGCCTGGCTTGATCCTTGCGAGACTTGCCAGTGGTCAGCTCTCGAACTTTAATATCATGCGGTGCCCAATGATCGCCGTAGGTGATTGAATGAGTATCTCGAAAATCATGCAGCCAGTTGATGTAGTGCTGTAAGCCTTCACCAGAGTTTTCATAATAGCCAACGATCCGCAGCTCCATACCTGCCCTCTGTATCAGCCATATCGAGGTTGCGTCCGCAATTCCCAGGTCCCAGAATGAATTGACAGGCAACACTGGATCGATCGGAACCTTGGTGATCCTATTATCTTCTCGAGCTGCTTCGATCTGCCGGGCATAGTAAGCACCTTTCTGATTCTCAAGTGGCTCGCCAAGCCAGATATGTTTGTATAGAGCTTTATCAAGTTTCTTGAGGTGCAGCCGCTCCTTCTCCAGCTCTGGTGGAAAAAATGGATTATCTGAATAATTTACTTTACACACATAAGAATCTGGCGGTGGATTGACCACGAACCGTTGATAGGTAGGATCCAATAGATCTTGAGCATTGAAGCTGATCCAGATCTGGCTGCCTGGTGCCCGGATCGTTGGGATCAATGTGTCCCATGATGTTGAAGTAACCTTCTCAGCTTCCTCAATCCATACACGATCGATACCTTCCATGGACTTGATCTTGGTTATGTTGGATCGTAATCCTTCAAAGCTGAAGCGAGATCCATTATTACCAACGATCTGTGTCTTTTGAATATCGAAAAAGGGTTGTAATCCCATCCTTTCGATCGTATCAGCAAGCAGCTGGATCACTGAATCTTGTATTGACTTCTGGATCTCTCTGGCGCATAGGATCCTGGTCCTTTGTTTGTAAGCCTGGAGTACCAATAGCTGCGCGATCGCCCAAGACTTACCACTTCCTCGCCCTCCATGAGCCACTTTATAGCGATAAGGATCTAGGAACGGCTCGAACTTCTCAGTGATTTGTATGCGGAGCTTCTTCTTCGTCATTGATCATGTCTTGATATTGAACCAGGTCCATCATGGAACAAAAACAGGTAGGGCAGAAATTCACCCGCATCAATCCAAAATAACCTTCGATCCCACCTTCAGATTCATCGTAATCAAAAGAACAGACGCTGCATTTGTGAGTGGTTTCTTCTTCCGGATCAATTAAAGTTATGTTAGCCATTGGTTCATGTGGACAACATAGGGTAAATATCCAACAATAAAACCAAAGATGAAACCTGGTATTACTTTGCTTGCTGGTCGCTTATAAACTTCTACTGGCAAGTGACTTGTATTTTTTTTCATGGTTTTACGATCTCCACTTGTATGGTTGCAGGCATTGGATTGTTGGGATCATTGGAGACTACCTGCTTATCTAGTCCATGGATCCTGGCCTTTACATTTAAAGCTGAAATTGCAGCACCTGGCTGTCCCAAAGCTCTTGCTAATTTACGATCTTCATCAAGTTCTTTTGACAGAGTTTCAACTGTAACTTCAAACTTCTTCTGCAATTGTGTCTGTAACTCGCCTACTCTTGTTGCGATCTTGTTGTTATCAAGTAGAGCTATAGCATTACGATTTATAGTTGGTCCTTTCATTTTTTCACACTCATAAGAGCGACGATATGCTTCACTAGCATTACCAGTTTCAATAAAAGATTTACAGAACCTTTCTTGTTTTGTTGTTAGCTTATCCATTCACTTTCCACCCATGACATGAGTTGATAAATACTGCGTCTGGTGTACAAGTTAGTTGCTCTGAAGCTATTACAGAATGATCCGGTGCGAATTGAACTCCGCTGCAACCAACCAACAAACAAATCCAGATCAGTAATATTATTTTCATAGAGCTGCATACCATTTTTGTTCAATGTATTTGTAATCCTTATCAATGCTATATAAAAGTTTTTCAACTATCTTTATCGCATCTTCCAGCGAGTAAACCACTTCAACATGGCCACCAGCTTCTTCAATCTTTTTGATCATCCGCTTCTGGTTTTTACTCAGCCGACCTTTCGGAGTAGTTGTTTTTGGTTTTTTAACTTCCAAGCCAACATACCTTCCTGTGCAAATGATCGTAATGTCTGGCACCCCAGCTTTCACTCCTTCAGCTTTCAATTTTTTTGCTGTTATTACATTTCTATTGCCGCCGTTTGGAACTGCCCAATAACATAAGCCAGTAAGATCCAAGTAATCGCAAATAGCTTTTTGGATCTGGTGCTCGACATCAGCCATTATTTTTTCCCGGGTTTTTTTGGAACCACAGTTTTTTCCACAAGATCATATATCCAAGGTCCAGGCAAAATACCCGCGTGTCTTTCCAGCGCAGTTAGGCGCGCTCTTATCTCTTCAATAATTTCTTTGAGCTGATCCATCATCTCTCCTATTTTTAAAATAATTAATAATTTTCTCTTGGTGTTCAGCGACCATCGCTTCGAGCCGAGATTGTCTCGATCCATCTTCATCAACATGCCCATCTATCCACTCTGGAATGACATGAAATTTGATCATCATGTTTGATTCATGAGGACTCCAACCACGATATTTTTTGTTATATCCAATAAACCAATTCTTCACATAGGCAGGAACATTAGTGAAAGGATGATCCATGAAGAATCTATATTTCTGCTTATCATCAGCATCAATCCAGAGCCTGGCATAATCTGTACTATCAACTTTGTGTTCAATTGCGTGTCTGATCTTTGGCCGCCCGCCGCAGTATTCAATAAACTTTGGTAGTGAAGGTGCGAAATCAGATCCAGATCTTCTGACTTGTTCCAGGGCCAGAGTAATATCATGGTTTGTGATCCCCGCCAAACCCTTAGACCATTCATCGATCATTAGATTCATTAGTTCTTCATCAGCATCCAGCTTGGCTGCAAATAATGGGTACATCACTTTGAGTTTTAAGATCACCCGAGCTGCTAACTTTCTCATCGAGCCACCTCCTTCAATGCAGCCGTCCCAGCTTTAGCAAAATTAGCTAGAGATTTCCGACCACCTTGATCTTGTTGTTTGGATAACCAGTTATTAACAAACCTTTTGATCCCAGTTTTAGTTTTGCGGTGAGTAGGATTTGCATCCAACCAACCAACCATTTTCCGCAGCTCTTGTTCTACATCCACTGCTTGATACAATTTTCGATACTTTACGAGATCATCATCAAAGATAGGAAAGAGTGATCCATCGTTGAGCTGCAACCTTATAAATACATTATCATTTACATTAACATTATCATTAACATTTACATTGGGTTCGTCTTTGGTTATCTTTTGGTTATCGTTAGGTTCTTCTCCGGTTTTATTTTGGTTCTGGTTTAGGTTTGGTCTGCCACCTTTAAGACCGTTCAGCCATTTCTTATAATTAGCTTCCAGCTGCGGTTTGATCAGTTGAAACATTGCTGCAGGAATTGGTCCCATTTCGATCTCCTTATGATTTAGGCCAAATTCAAAGATCCCGCGGTAGAGCTCCAGCTCTTCTTGATCACTTAAAACTTTCGCAGCTTTATAAAATGATCGGTAAATTACAATCGAATCTTTTTTAGGTTTCATAATTCCCCCCTATTGAAATTCTTGCGGCGGGTAAATATCTGGCCGAGTGTGGTATCTCTTCACTTCACCATTGGTTGCTTTTTCCAGCTTGATAACATGAACGTCAGCAACTCTCCTTTGCTGGTGGGCCCATAATTTCACCAAGGGAATAGAAACTCCCAGGTCCTGTGCGATCGTCTCCCAAACATCTTTTAATAAAGTGTAGTTGCCGATTGCTTTTTCTTTTCTTGCGTATTCTATTAGCGTCATATCTGTCTATTTTCTCCTTTTTTGTGACAAATTGTAGCATATTATAACCAAAGATACATATATTATTCGTGAAATGATAAAAAAAGAGTATAATTAGTCCTAAAAATAGATACAAAATATAGCTATAGGAGAAGGTATGCCAACATGGATTAGACGCGCCAAAAGGATCATGCACGAAAAGCATTTAACTCAAACCGATATTGCTCCTTCAATGGGTAAAACTACCCGCGGAGCTATTGGTCATTATTTCACCGGGAGGTCCCAGCCTTCTATAAATCAACTGGAAGGCTTGGCCAAGTTTTTAGGAGTGTCGCTATCCTGGCTTGTGTCTGAGAATGGCGATAACGCTGCAGTTGATGATGAAACCCTGGAAGAATGTTTATGTTTAGTGGAAGCTGCACAAAAACAAAATCCAGAGATAGATCTAAGTCCCGCCCAGGTGGCAAAGATCACTGCTTATCTTTATCAGATGAATAAAGATGGACAGAAAATCAATGAAAAGAAAACCTTGGATTTGGTTCAATTATTTAATGTTTAAATAAAATCCAAAATGAGCTACATTTGAATACATTATGTAGTAAAATTTAGGGTTCGACAGATCAACGACGATCACTCACTTGGGGATATGGCCCATCAGAGTATAACTGAATATTGCATTGGAGGAATAAACCATAAGGCACTGACTGAGAAAGAGGACAGGCAGTATAAATTATTAACATCTAAGAGGGTGTCAAAGGAAATTAGTTTCCAGCCAACGACCTCTATAAAAGCGTGGAGCAACAAATGACAATAGTTCAAACCGAGAATGAAACTCTCCAATCATCTATTCATGAGCATCAGCAGCGCGAAGCTGTAAAACTAATTGCTAGGAACCTTATCGAAGGGGAAATGGTACACCGATCTGAACTAGCAAAAAAACCAACAATTTTCTTAGGTACCCTTATTGTTTTTTGTAGCGGATATTTATTTGCAGCAGGACCAACCTGGCTCCCTTTACTTAGTTCTATATTACCACCAAGTTTGATCTAAAATAAGCCAAGGATAACGAATTTATCCTCTAATTTAGACTTTTTTTAAATTTTTTTTTACCCCTACAGGCCTTACTGCGCCTACATTTCTTAACTTTCTTTAGATACTGAGTGTAATTAATGCTTGCAAAGGTTACATTTTGTATCTATAATGTAATTGTGTTATTAAGAAAGGGAGAAAAAAAGATGGAAGAGTTTTTCAGTAATGAGCGCGGTCCGATCAAGCCGGTTTACATTGTCCCTAGATACCTTCAGATTAATGTGGCTAATGATCGAGTCACTACTTACCTCAATGGACGAATGATCAATAAAGGTTATCGCTTCGAGGGAATCAAATATAAGAACTATTCAGACTATGCCGCCGCGGTTGCGGATTTCTATGGTCTGAAAAGTGGTGATGTTAAACGTAGGACTATTAACTAAGGAGAGTGTGATGGACGAGTTATACGGAAATATGGAAGTGCTTGTGGCAGGAATCATGAACGGCTGGTTCAAGCGAGTTGATGAAGCGGCTGCTTTTTTTGGTTTCAAACGAGAAGAGCTGATTGCTTTTGCTCGAGATGAAATGGATTACGATCTTGATGCGGGTGATCTGGAACTATTCAAGGAGATAGCGAAATGACTATTAAAGTTCTGAAAAATTTCGATGGAATGAGCAACGCAGCCCATCTCAAGTATGGCCAACCTTTGACAGAGATTGTTGAAGAGATCGAGCGAGTTAGCCGAGCCTATGGTGATCGTCGGAAAGGCGATGAAATTAGGCATGAAGTGTCATATAAAGGTGAATGGACTACAGTGTTTCGATTGCCAGAATCTTACGGTGAGTTCGCTGGTGATTGTATTTCACCGGAGTCATTACGATTAAAGGAGAGATACTAATGGTAGCAATCAAGAAAAATGAAATCCCGGTGATCAAAGTATTAGATGAAGATGGATTTATGTCTGAGCTTTGGTACTGCAAGAGAGACAAACTCGGAAAAGCTCGGGAAGCTGGGAAAACTAATTATCGCAAGATAGATGTGATAGTTGGTGATTTCGAAATGGCAGTTAGAGAGCTTGGACGATCTGAGTTTTATTTAATTAGGCCGTATGAAAAACCCGGTCTATATTCACTTAACTAAGGAGAAAAATAATGGCTGAATTTCCTAATCTTAAAGAACGTAATTT